CAAGTACCAGTCATTGCAGTAAATACTATACACCACATCCATGCAAGTATCTGCATAACTAAGTGACGTACTCTTAGATCTTTGATGTTAGACAATGGATTCTTTTCATGATCCATTATTAAATTCCACCAATCCATAATAAAACTTGTCATAATATAATTCTTTCTTAATTTAAGGGGGTGGTGTAACGCGGGGAGTTATCAACACAGAGGAATTTCTGCTCCGCCCACACCGCGCTTAGAATGAGGTTTGCTCACTCACGACATACACCTGCCGGGATACTTCCATCGACCCTTTTGTTGTGACTGCGAATATCACTTCATTCATATGGGATTTGGTAACCCATATTAGTTAGGAGCAACCTAACGTGGCATTTGGTCAGGGTGGCTGGATTCGAACCAACGACATCTACGTCCCAAACGTAGCGCTCTACCAAACTGAGCTACATCCTGTTTTTATTTTACGATTGACTCATATAGATCTTCAATCTCTTCCTTTTGCTGCTGAAACTGTGCAAAGTTCTGCTTGTGATAGATCTTTGCAAGTGCATTAATGTACTTCTTATCGATAGCAACATCATCCGCAAGTGCATTAGCAGCTTCTTTTTGAAAGTCTCGTTCTGCATCAATACGTGTCATTGAGTTTGACATTTCTTTCATGCAGTCGAGAACCTTCTTTCGATCAGCTTCGTTACTCAGCATTAGCTGTATCTGGTTCTTCAGTTCCAGCATCTTCAGCTTCTGCTGGTTTATTTGCTTCAAGGAAAGCATTGATTCGATCTCGGACTCCGCCGACTGATGTAAGTTCTTCTCCACGGAAGGCTCCTCGTGTTGATGCCACGTCAATGATTTGAATAGTGGCCTGCAAATCATTAAGACCCAGCTGAATTACTGCAGTCTCTTGTGTTTCAGGTGTTACGTTATTTTCTTCGCTCATAATTAATCTCCGTATGATGAGTTTTTCTCTAAAGCAACCCAGTATTCTACTGACTCTTTAGTATGTTTAAAGTGTGATATTAGCTTCTTCGTAATAGATACGTCATAATCACCATTGATAAATTTAAAGTTACCGATATTGAATACTAAACGAAAGGCTTCCTCTTCACGAGTAATGTCTTCCAATTCAATTTCAAATGTATTTGATGTAGCATCGTTTACATCAGTAACAATAATTGAAGCAGTATTCTCACCGGCATTACCAGTAATTACTGCTGTATTTATACCTAAAGCAGATGCCGCTTTACGAATAGACGACATATTTTCTTGTGTCAATGTAAAGCTGACTTCGTTAGAAGGCATTATAACATCCTTCGAAGGAGACGTCAAGATAGACGAATCTGAGAAGAAGTATTTGATTGCCTGACGATCTTGAGAGATACGAACAGATTTGTATTCGGGATCAAACGTAAGTTCAGGATCTTCAAACATTCCGATTGCACCTAAGAATTCATGAAGATCGTAGATACCGATTTCAGAAGGAATGTCTTCGGCAATAGTTGCTGCAGACAGAATAGTTTTTGATTCAGACATAGTCTTAATCGTTTTACCAGGTTTAAGAACAATCTGGCTGTTAATGGCAGCAAAGTTTTTAAGTGTGCCGATGGTTTCATTCGATAGTTTCATGATTTCTCCATAATGAATATAGGTTATTATACCACAGTTTGAACTGTTTGTACATAGTTATTTTGAATTATTTTCTTTATCAAGAACATATAATCCGATTAGCGTATAATGCAACATCTTAAATAGATCTTTGCGATGTTCTTCAGGAGTACCTTTCTTGCCAAAGCGGTCAAGATACTTATCAACATTACCTAACATAAAACCCATTCCGTTACCACGATCAATGATAACTTCATTCGCTTGTATTCTTCCTTTACCATAATGTTGACTATAAGTAGAGTCCACGTAATCCGCGAACTCTGCTATTAGTTGATCTTCATTGAATTTGTATTCCATTTAATTCCCTGTTTGTTCTATTGCTGAATTTAGCATTTTTTCCATAGATTCTTCTTCTGAAAATACGCAAGAGTTAACTGTCTCATCGATCATTGCATATAGATCTTTAAAAGCTTCTTTCGTATCAGTATCAAAACGACTAATACATAGGTCTATTGATTTAGCTCTATCTCCGAAGATAGAAAAGGTTTGAGTGATATGACAAAGGCGACGTGTTGAGATGATATCATCTACTCCACCATCTGCAAATGTCTTACGAATAGTATCAGACCATTGTGTAAGGCGATTAGCAAAATCCTCGTCTTTACAATCGAACTTATCCATATGCTTTAGGATAATCTTTTTCTCAACAGAAAGAGTAGGATAAGGTTGTTCAAGTGTAATTGTGAAACGCTCAAGGAATGCTTCATCAATAATAGTAGCTGCAATAAAGCGACCATCATCAGAGCCTTGTCCTTTAGTATTTGCAGTAGCAATCACATTGAAACCATCTTCAGGTCTAATAACCTCACCAGTCTTTTTAATCATGATAGGCTTGCCTTCAAGCACACCTTGTAAACACATGATTTTATTAGAACCACGATCGATTTCATCAATAAGTAGTAGTGCGCCAGCTTCCATAGCTTTGATAACTGGACCTTTTGCAAATACTGTTTCACCATCTATAAGACGGAAACCACCAAGCAGATCATCTTCATCTGTTTCAGGTGTGATTTGTACACGAACATATTGACGACCAGATTTAGAACATGCTTGTTCGATCATAGTAGTCTTACCATTACCAGATAAACCAGTAACAAATGTAGGGTAGAATGACATAGATTTGACAATCATTTCTACATCTTTTGAGTGACCCCAAGGAACATAGTACTGATCACGTGAAGGTACGTAAACTTCGCTATTGACAACAGATTGTACGCTAGATGGCAAAGAAACCTCCTTCTTAGTTTGACGTAATGGTATAACCACTGACTCTAGATTATATACGCCTCGACGTATCTTAGGAAATGAAGTAGCATACTTATACGCTTCACTGTCAGAAAGACCGTTTTCCATTGCAATGGATTTAACGTCAGCAGCTTTAAATTCTATCTGGTCCGGAAACCTTTGAGTTAAAGCTGTATTTATAGTTTTTTCAATATAGTTCATCATAATATAATATTCCTCTTAGTTAGCAAAGTATGAGATTAAGTTCCACCATGTGTATTGAGGACCAAAGCCAACATCAATCCATCCTAATACAAATACAGTAAGTATTAAGTATCCGATAGTTTCTGATATTTTTTCTTTGATAGTCATGATAGTCTCTCCTCAATCATTTAATATAGGTATATTATACTATAAGTAAAGAGGAATGTACACGCTTAATTTCATTTAATTTCATTTATTTTTAAATTAAGCGTATACTGTATCATTTATGTTACATCATGCAACAAGAGTAGCAAACTGAGTTGCTAATACTTTGTTGCCTTTCTTAGAAGAAGTATGCTTCTTAAATGCTTTCGTAATCTGTGCTTTTGTAGCTGATGCTGCATAATCTGTATCAAGCTTCATCTCTTCGATTGATGTGCTAAGAGACTTACCATTCAATACGAAATACTTATCATATCCTAATACATTATCAAAGCCAACAAACTTATTAGAGTTGTATAGCTTTTGATAAGCAGTAAGCTTCTTAGTATCTAAATATACATCAGAAGTTGTCTTATGCATCTGGCTTCTAAACTCATATCTTTCATTACATATAAAGAAACCAACTGTTGTAACACCTTCTATGTTACGAAGCTCATTCATTAGTGATGGACCTAGATCCCAACGAGAAGAACACTTAACATTTTTACCATTCATACGAACAGTATATCCTTCTTTGTAGCTTACAATCGTATGATTGTTATCTGCAGCAATAGTCGCATTGTTATGTACAACATCTCCATCACCATCAGTTAAGAAAACAGCATTTACTTTTTGAACACCGTGAGTTTTCTTAAAGTCTTTAATAAGGTATTCTGCACATAGAATAGTTTCATACAATGGAGTAGAACCTAGTGATTCGTATGAAGATGCAAGAGGAGATCTCCAGCTGTTATCATAATCAAAAGACTGACGTAGTAGAATTTCACGAGCAAGCTTTCGGTCACTACCCTTCAAGCTAGAAGACATAAGTTCGAATACACCAGAATCGCCAGTATAGAAATATCCACCTGGCTGGTTCTTATGCATTTCTTGATCGTTTGACAATGTAGTAAATCCATATACTACGAAAGGAATATTAACCTTTAAGCAGAAGTCAGCAAGTGTAACAGTCTGACGTATTACTTTACCAATAACCTTTGACATAGAACCAGAGTAATCTACAAACATTACCATACCATGTGATTTAGCATCAGCAAGGTTAGTGATACGTGCGAAGATATCATCGTTATATCTGTAGCTATGCAACTTATTTACATTGATAGAACCTGAACGTGAAGTTTGTGCACGTTGAAGACGAAATGCAGCTTTACGCATTTCAAACTCTTTTGCCATAGTAGCAACAACTGGTTTTGTTTCACCTTCAAACTTACGTAGTTCTTCTGCGATATCAGTGTTTCTATTTTTATACTCAGATAGCATTGCAGAATTAGCATTGATATGCTCATCAAATGTGGTGCCATCTACAATTGATTGCTTTCTTGCTTCTAGTACTTTAGCATATGGTATTACTATATCTTTCATCTGAGCTCGACTAACGCCATTCGAATGAATGCTTTGTTTGCCTTCTTCATCTGAGTCTAAAAGCTTATGCTCATTTTCTCTGAATGCTTCATCAGATTCAACACGATCGATGTCATCATCTTTGACTACGTTCTCTGAATTTTCTCCGGTTTCTTCGGCAGCGGATGGTTCAACTTCGCCCATTCCTGAGGGAGTTTCATCTTCTTCTGAATCTTGTTCAGTTGTCTCTGAATCCTCCATATGAGAATTGTCCTGCGAATTATCGCTAGACGATAAGCTATCTTCGAAGCTATCATTCTCATCACTGATAGGATACTGTGGTGCATCTTCTTCAACTTTTTGATTTTCCTTCATAAATGCATATAAAGCTTTACATGCTTCGATAACATCTTCCCATGTTTCGACAGCCATAACTTGATCTACAATTGGTTGCTCTTTAGCAGAATATTCAACTTCTACCAGATCGCGGCATTTTGCTTTGAGGTTGATACGATCAACTACATTGCGTGAGGAGAGATCAACGCCTGCGACCTGGAAGAAGTCTTCATTGTACAATACTGCGTATCCACGTTTAAATGAAGATACGAGGCCAGGATATTGGCGCTGTACAAGTTTCTCAATACGTACATCTTCAACAACATTTACGTATGAGCGGGGTATACCTGGGATTTCTGACGTAGAGTCATGCCATCCTTCAGGTGGTGTAAATAAAGCGTGTCCTACCTCGTGGCCGGTCAGTAGGTCATATACGTCCTTGCCACGGTCTTTCCATAATGGTAGACCTAGAATACGCTTCTCAACATCAAAGAAAGCAGTGCGAAAGTTACCATGCTGTACTTCAATGTTTTCTTTAGCCAGCAATCTAGCTAAAGTTGTCTGTGACGAATTAATCATAATGTCTCTCCTCATTGATTATGGTACTATTATACCACGTAAAAATAGGAATGTACACGTTTATTTTCATCTTTTTTGAATTATTTTCACTTTATTTTAGAAAAGTTATGCTCCTTAGTGAATTCTATCTTAGATCTAAACTTACCATCTAATAGATCACCCTTATGAGATATAACAAATACATTACTATCATCTTCAAGTGTACCAAGGATCTTCATTAGATTATCTACACCATCATGATCAAGAGAAGAGTCAAACGTTTCATCAAGAACTAATAGATTCGTTGATGTAGAATTCTTCATACGAGCAATCTGACGCCATGTGAATAGTAATGCCAAATCAATACGTTGCTTCTCACCTTCAGAGAATGATGCATAGTTAAATGTATCTCTATGACGTGATCGTATAGTTTCAGTAAAGTTCTCATCAAGATCAAATGCTACAAAGAAATCTAATACTTGTAAATAGTTATTTATCAGTTTGTTCATTACAGGTAGATATTCTTTAACCACTTTGGTCTTAATACCACCATCTTTTAGCATTTCACCTGCAGCTTCATTATATGATCGTTCATCTAACATAGAAAGCTTCTTCTCTGATAGAGACTCACGTGCAGTAGAATGCGATTCGAGTTCAGAGTTAGCTTGACCAAGATCACCTTCACGTGATGTAAGACCTGCGATCTCTTTATTCAATGTACCAATTTGTTCTTGTAGACGTGATATGTCACGATTATTAGATGTAATCTT